GATAATAAAGTTGGTATTAACAAATTAGTTCCCGACGAAGCGTTAGACGTTGAAGGCAATATTTCGTTGTCAGGTTCGTTGATAGTTACCAACGTTGCAGAAAGTTCTAACCTTAATAACGGTTCTATAAGAACAGCAGGCGGTATCGCTGTTACAAAAAATGCATTAATCGGCCAAGATATCAACGTACTAGGCACTAGTATATTAAAAACTACTATACCTGCAACAACTGAAGCATTTGACATAGGTACCGTTGAAAGAAGATGGGGTACTGTTAGAGCAAAAGCATTGGTGGCAGATACAATTGAAGGTACACTGAAAGGTGACATCGAAGGTAATGCTACTACAGCAACTAACTTACGTTTTATTACTTCTTTCTCTCTTGCAGGAGATGTAACATCTCAGGTGCTAGATTTCGACGGACAGTCGGGCGGCTCATCTAAGATTTTTAATACTTCGTTAACTTCTGCGATTATTAGTAGTAAGAACGAACCTTTCCCTAATATTTCTTCACCTAACGATTTTATTTTAGTGTTTAGACCGGGTTCGGGTCTTTTAAAAGAAAGAAGAAACGTTTTCGTTGGCGACCTTGCTGTTCCTATTGGCGCTATTATGCCATTTGCCGGTAGCAATGTTCCTTATGGTTATCTATTATGCGACGGCAGCGAAGTTGAAAGATCAAAATACAGTGACCTGTATGACGTGATCGGAACGATATATGGAGTAACAACATTAGGTGTTAATACATTTAAACTTCCGGACCTGCGAGGACGCTTTGCTCTAGGTAGAGACAACATGGATAATACTGGTGTTGTTCCGAATACCGTAGGCGGTTATGTAGATGCCGGCGGCGGTAACGTTGATAGAGTTCCTGGTACAGCAGCAGATAACCTCGGCGGTTCAGGCGGAGCGTCATCTAACACATTGACTACTTCAAACTTACCTAATCACGAACACACAATGAGAGGATCAACTGGTCAGCAATACTATGCGACTCGAGTTGATACAGCAGTTCCGTTAGATATTGGTGCGTTTTCTGATAGAGGACCTACAGCTATTGGTCAATCACAGTATCTTCCTAACACCGGTAGTGTTAGAACAAACGGTTCATTAAATCAACCTTTCACGCTTATGAATCCTTATCTAACATTGAATTACATTATTCGTTCAGGACCTCCTGCATTCTAAGGTTAAAAAAAATATGGCATATATCATTAATAAAACAGACGGTAGTATTTTAGCATCAGTGGCCGATGGTCAGGTTGATACTTTATCTACCAATATAACCTTGATAGGAAAAAATTATTCTGGATTCGGTGAAGCATTAAATGAAAATTTTGTTAAGATTTTAGAAAACTTTTCTGGATCAGCGGCTCCTTCAAAGCCTATTAGAGGACAGATTTGGTTTGACACAGCAGAATTAAAACTCAAAGTTTATAACGGTCTAGCATTTCAGCCAGTTAGTTCGGCAACTATTGCCAACAGTCAACCTACAACACTAGGTACTGGTGACCTATGGTTTAATGATATTGACAAACAGTTATATTTCTTTGACGGTACTAGTACAATTCTTCTTGGACCAGAGTATTCCGTTAGTCAGGGTTTGTCAGGTTTAAAAGTAGTCAACTTACTTGATACTTTGAATCAGAACCGCGTTATCACAATTTTATATAATAACGGAATCTTGTTAGGTATTTTTGCCAAGGATGCGTTTACTCCTAAAGTTCCTATCAGTGGTTTTGAAGGATCTATAGTTCCCGGATTTAACGCAGGAACGTTGAGCGGAATTAAATTCAACGTAACAGCTACGAACGCAGAACAGCTAGGTGGACAGCCTGCTAACGTATATGTTAGAAACGATACATCAAACATTATTAACGGTCAATTAATTTTAACATCAAATCTAGGTCTAGTTATTGGTGACGCTGGTCAAGGTTTGTTTCAGGTACAGAACGGTAACATATTATTAGCTAACATTGCATCGAATAGAAACTTTACGTTAAATCTACGTAGAGGTGTTATCCAAGAACCGGCAATGTTCGTTGAAACTGCCACAAGAACTGTAAATTTCTATAGAGAAGAAATAGAAAGCGAAGTTTATGTTGGAGGCGACTTAACTGTTCAAGGTAACTTCGAAGTTAAAGGATCAGTTACTACTTTAAGTTCGTCTATTTTAACCGTAGAAGATAAAAATATTGAATTAGCAAGAACAGCTGAACCGACAGATGCATATGCAGACGGCGGCGGTATAATTTTGAAAGGAGCCAGTGATCATTCTATACTATGGTCGCAGGCTGGAGCATCTTGGGATAGCACAGAACATTTTAATCTTGCCACAGGCAAGGCCTACAAGATTAATGGTCTCGATGTTATTACAGCGACATCGTTAGGATCATCGATTACAAGTATTCCGGGTGTTACATCGTTCGGTACTCAAACACAGTTAACTGTGGGACCAATTTTATCTCCCGGTGATCCGCCAACACCTTATATAGAATTCGTAAACAATAGAATTTCTACACTGATCACGAATCAGAATTTAGAAATTGCACCTAACGGTAACGGAAATATTGTATTAATCGGATCACCAAAGATTGAAGGTTTGGCGAATCCAACAGCAGCTCAAGATGCAGCTACTAAAGAATATGTTGACGATGAATTACAGACTAGATCGATATTGTTTTCGATTGACGTCTCTGATGGTATTTCTAACAGCTCGATCGCAACAATTCTTACATCATTGGCGCCGCCAGTTGAATATAGAAGCGGAACTATTGCTAGATTATTATGCAGTACATTGTCAAACTCACCAACTCAGGTAAACCTTAACCCGTTATTAGTGTTAGACAACAGTACTGAATTTAGAACAGCAGACGGCGGAACAGCATTTGCTGTGACAAACGTTGCATTTAACACAGTCAGTGTTCCAGCACCAATCATTGGTATTTCTAGAGTTGTTAAAACATTCCAACTGGTTGCAGGTTCATGGACCTTTATATCATAAGAATAATTAGGAGCGGTAAATGCCATACATCATAAACAAATCGGACGGAACAGAATTAGTCGTAGTCGACGATGGGAATCTAGATACGACTACCAGTCTCGGATTACTTGGCAGAAATTACAGTGGGTATGGCGAAGTACAGAATGAGAACTTTGTTTATCTATTAGAAAATTTTTCTAATATAGCTGCACCAGCGAGACCAATACAAGGACAACTTTGGTTTGATACAACAACTCAGAGATTGAACATATATGATAGATCTACATGGAAAGCAGTAGGAGCCGCTAATGTTCAAGATACTCCTCCAACAAACGGCTCTGGGGGTTTTTGGTATAAGTCAACAACTAATCAACTTTTTGTTTTCGCTGGAAACGAATGGCGTCTTGTAGGACCTGAAGCGGTTGAAAATTTTGGTGACACTAGAATGTCATCAGAACAATTAGCAGATACTGTTGGAACTTTCCATGCTGTTATCAAAGTTTTAGTTAATGATTTTGTTCTAGGAATTATATCTCCGGATACATTTACAATCAATGCTGAAACTCCTATTCCAGGTTTCGGCGAAGTTGTAGTCGGGTTTAATTTAAATTCATTGATAGGATCTTTTAACGGTCCATTAAAGGGTAATGCAGACACTGCCACAGCCTTACAAAACCCAAGAACAATTAACGGAGTGGTGTTCGACGGACAGTCGGATATTACTTTAAAATCTGCTACTTCTAATCGATTAATTCGCGGTACCTATTTACTAGGTAACGATTTTGATGGAGCTGTGAGTACATCTTGGTCAGTTGATGCAACACCAAATAATACCATTGGAAAAGTTGTGGCTCGAGACGGGTCAGGAAACTTTTCTGCAGGAACAATTACTGCGAATCTTAGAGGAACACTTTTAGGAAATGTATCAACTACTATAGGACGAAGTGTTTTTAAAATTGTAGAAGCTGAAGAATTTATTGGCGCAAACTTATCTGGAAACGCTGCTTCGGCAACAAGATTACAGACAGCTAGACAAATTAACGGAGTTTTGTTTGACGGCACGTCAAATATTACCATACCGACTTCGGCTATCAGTCTAACTGGCCCTAGACTAGCACCTAATGTTGTTGAATCTGATTTAACTTCGTTAGGAACATTAGTTTCTCTTAAAGTTTCTAATACGGGAATCACGGTCGGCAATGCAGACGATATGCGAATTTCTTCAACATCGGATGGTGGTGTTGAAATAAAAGTTGATAATAGTAAAGGTATAACGTTTGCAGTCAAAGATGTGTCAGTAGGAACTGGTTACGGTGCTGTGAGATTCGTTGATTCTGCTACGGTATTAGCAGCAGGTGGCGAAGATTTTCCATCAATTATTCCGGTAGGAACAGTTCCTGTTAATCTAGGATCAACAACTAGTAGGTTTAATACAATTTATTCAACTAGCATGTCAGCACCTACATTGAATACTGCGGTAATCAATACAACCGATCCGCAGAACGTTGTTACAATGACTAGTAATGTTGTAATCGAAGGCAATCTAATTGTCAATGGTGTATCAACTATAATAAATTCTACTCAGACATTTATTGATGATATTTTATTAACTCTTGCTGCGGGATCTTCTAATCCTGCTGCGGCAAACGGTGCCGGTATATCAATTGACGGTGCTGGCGCACAATTGTTTTACAGTGTCAACGGTGACAAGTGGAATATTAACAAAGATTTAGATGCAGGTGCGTTTACATTTATTGGTACTGCAACATCAGCAAGATACGCTGACTTGGCAGAAAACTATCTTGCAGATACAGAAATTGAGCCAGGAACAGTTGTATGTTTTGGCGGCGAAGCAGAAGTTACTATCTGTAATACAGATGGTTGCAGTAAAATAGCAGGAGTTATTTCAACAAACCCTGCGCACTTAATGAACAGTGATTTACAAGGAAAACATGTTGTACCAGTGGCCCTTCAGGGAAGAGTTTATTGTAAGGTAAGAGGTCCTGTGAAAAAAGGAGATATGTTAGTTAGTGCCGGTGATGGTTTTGCCAGAGCCGAAAATTCTCCTAAAATCGGATCAGTTATAGGTAAATCCATTGAAAATTTCGATGGAGAACATGGATTAATTGAAGTTGTAGTTGGTAGGGTCTAAATTTAGATCCTGATAAATAGTATGAGATAATGGAGTTACTCGATGCCATATCAAGTAGATAGATTTAACGGAACCTTTTTAACCTCGGTCGCAGACGGTACTATTGATACCACGACCGATATTCGCTTTGTTGGTAAGAATTATGCGGGATATGGTGAGGTACAGAATGAAAATTTCTTACATTTACTAGAAAATTTCGCTAATACTACACAGCCACCAAAAGTAATTACAGGGCAAATTTGGTACGATAGCGGTGAAAAACGCTTAAAATTTTACGACGGAGCTAAATTTAGAATAGCTAGCGGTGCTGAAGCATCAGCTACTGCTCCTGCTGGACTTACAACAGGTGATTTTTGGTGGGACACTACTGCTAATCAGCTATACACATGGTCCGGTTCTGACTTTATATTAGTTGGCCCAGAAGCAAGTCCCGATCTTGGGGCTTCCGGTGTTATTCCGCAGATTGTTAAAGATGTATCTGGAACTAATCATTCGATATTAAAGTTCCAGTCAGGTGGCGACACACTAGTCATTTTAAGTAAAGATGAATTTACATTAAACAGTACACTGAATCCTATTGCAGGATTTACTTTAATTAAGAAGGGTTATAATTTAATTAACTCTGGAAGTACTGGTGTAACTAGTTCCGATCATTTTTATTGGGGTACAGCATCTAACTCTGTTAAGCTCGGCGGATTCATAGCTGACGATTTCGTTAGAAAAGGCTCAATTTTATTCGATCAACGAGTAGACTTTAACGATCCAGGATTTAGATTAGGTGATCAAAAGGACTTATCAGTTAAAGTTGAAAACGGTGATCAGGTAGTTTTCGAAACTGACAACGGTGGCGGTTCTTTTAATTTTAGAATAAAATCTTCCCCAACTGTAACACAAACTCCTCTAGTAATAGCTCCTAATGGGCTTTTACCTGGAACTAATAATCTTTATTCTATTGGCGGCGCAGGCAATGTTTGGTTATCAGTTAGTGCTACAACATTTATTGGTAATTTAACAGGCGATGTAACTGGAAATACTTTTGGATTACATAAAGGGAATATAGTTGCTAACGATGATTCAACGATCTTCAATGCCAACACAAAAATTATAACAGCGGACTTCCAAGGAACATTAACGGGTAACGTTATCGGTGATGTTACAGGAACTTCAACTAACACACTGACATTAAATGGATTGACTGGTAACGTTTCTTCAACAGGTTCAACAGTTGCTATTAGAGATTCGTCTGGTCGATTGTTTGCCACTGCATTCAAAGGCAACAGTGATACTACTGATAGACTAAGAATTGATAATACAGCAGTCGATACAGGCACAGGATATTTCAGTGCTAAAACAACAGCAGCAGGAAACACTATAGCAGCGAGAGATTCTGCTGGTAATTTATTTGCTGTTCTATTCGACGGAACAGCAACAGCAGCAAGATATGCCGACCTTGCAGAAAAGTATCTTCCAGACACTGATTACGAAACAGGCACAGTGGTAATGATCGGAGGAGAAAAAGAAATAACAGCCTGCACCTGGGGCAAACGAGCCATTGGTGTAGTTAGTGCAAATCCTGCTTTCATGATGAACAAAGATCTAGAAGGCGGAATTTACGTAGCGTTAAAAGGGCGTGTTCCAGTCAAGGTAATTGGTCGTGTTAAAAAAGGAGATGATTTAATCGCAGCCGACAATGGCTGTGCAATGATCGCAGTTCCTCATTCTAGCGGCGTTTTTGCAGTTGCTTTGGAGAGTAACGATGACGAAGGCGTAAAAATTATTGAAGCATTGGTAATATAAGGATAGATATGACTTCAGGATCGTTTATTACTGCGATTGGTTATAATACTATTCGTAGCAAAATTGCAGAATTAATGGGAGTGGGTTCCGGATCAAAGGGTTACGGCCAAACAATCATTAGCCAGGTAGTAGCACCTGGTTCTATTATAACAAAATCTCAATGGGATGATTTAAGATTTGATTTATTAAATCTTAGAATACACCAAACCGGAGTAGTACCTGTTGTACCCGAAGTTAATAGAGCAGATCCTGTAGTTTTCGGTACAAGCCAACCAGCAGTTCAATATAATCAAATAGCCGACCAAGCGGTACTAGATAGATTTTTATTAGGTCCAGGTCAATTTGTTGTACAAAATATCTCCAACTTAAATTATACAAATTTATGGTATAACACTCTTTCCACGATAGTTACAGTTACTTTTGGATCTCCGGATCAAGCGAGATTCTTTTTTAATTCGGGTGGAAAGATAAGATTAACTAGCTCTCGTTCTGGAGGAACTGTTTCTTCTCAGAATCGTGCCTGGACAGGATTATTGAGTTCAGTTGGCGCAAGAGATTTTGGTGCTATCGGTAATACTGTAAATTTTTACAATTTAACAGGTGACTTTCAAACAGTTTTCAGTAGCAGGTCAGGTGGCATTTATTATAGTTCTGTTTACAGAAACAACGAATATAGAATTGAAGCCAGATGTGACACTACAACGAATACAGGCGGCACAGCGAGAACTGTTCAATTTAGAATTTCTTATATTGATCTTCAACCAAATACATTTAATAGATTTACCGACGGTACACTAAATCTTACAGTTGACGAAATTAGAGCACAAGGAACATTGGTTCCTGAGGGATCTGGAACATTTTCTATAGTAAGACCCGCAGTAACAACTATTCCAATTTCGGAATCAGGAGCGCCAATAGTTCCTCCTGGATCGTTATACATTCCTTTTGTTCCTGCGATTACAAACATTCCACCAACTCGCCCGACAGAAATAGAATCTGCGATAACATTATCATCGTACGATGTATTTACGGCTTCAGGAACACAAGATTATACCACACCTGGAAATTATGAATTTACAGTACCTCCTGGAGTTTCGACATTAAATGTTGAACTCGCTGGTGGAGGCGGAGCTGGTGGATTTTCTGTAAGAGGCGATCCTCAACTAGGTGGTGGTGGCGGTGGATCGGGTGGATATTTGCAAAGATCTATTTCAGTATTCCCAGGACAAAAATTACAAGTCAGAGTTGGTCGTGCAGGACAAGCTAACACTAACAGAGTTTCTTTGAATAGAAATGGTACTATGTCATATATTGCTGAAGGTTTTTCAAATCTAACAGCTTCATATGCGACAGCATATCCAGAAGTTACTTGGCCATCTTGGTCTAGTTTCATGAAATCCTATGCAGTATGGCCTACAGGAGCAGTGACTTCAGCACCATCGGAAGGTGATAGAGAAATATGGTACTATGAAGTTCATATTCCGTCGACTGGTTCTTACACTTTTACTGCCGCAGCTGATAATTCGTTGAATGCATTATGGCTAGATGACGAACTGATTATACAAAATTTTAATTCATTCTCAACAACTACCACAGCTACTAGAACTTTAACAGCAGGTTTATACACCGTTGTGGTAGTAGGTGTAAATGCCGCAGGCTCTAGTGGAAATCCTGCAGGTGTTGCGGCAACTATCACTTCGGGAAGCAGATTAATATGGAGTACTAGGTATGGTAGAAAAGCAACCTTAACTGGTGTGTACTCCGCAGGCGGTGGTATTCAGGGTGAAGATGCTACGCAATCATTGTTGGGTAAAGGCGGATTGCCAGGATTACCTGGTGGCCAAGCTGGTGCAAACGGAACCTTAACTGACAATCCTAATGCATCAAGAGGCGGTATTGGCGGAACAACTCCGGTTGGCACAGGCGGTCTTGGCGGATCTGGCATCGCAGGCAGCAATGGTCAGGGTTTTGGCGCAGGCGGTGGCGGCGGCGGTATTACACAGGTTGACAATACGATTACTGATCCCGGTAATCCCGGCGGAAATGGATCTTCTGGTAAAATTTCTTTATCGTGGGGTACAACTTTCAGAGGTATAGCGAATATTGGATTTAGTTGGTCTGGCGGTGGTGACACTGACGGTACTCTAAAATCAGCATTATGGACACTAACACCGATATCAGGCTTCCTTGGCGGTCCGTTTAGCGGAGAGCAAATAATTTCTGGAACCCCAGTTGCTGGTCTATCTCTTGCTGGACAGACAATTACATATACACTTGGTCAAGGCGGTGCCGGTGGATCGGGTGCATCTAACGGTAACAACGGTACAAATACAACAGTTACTTTCCAAGGAGTTACATTAACAGCTTTTGGTGGTACTGGGGGTAGATATAATTCTACTCAAAACGCTAACGGCGGCAGCTTTAGTGGCGGAGATAGTGGTGTTGTTGGTGGTGTTGGTGGCGGCATGACAGGTGATGACGGCGGAGGTGGCGGTGGTGCTATCGGCGGCGTTGGAGCACCTTATACAGGTTCGTCAAATAGAGGACAGAATGGTGCCCAGAGTGCAGACTATCTTGGGTTACAGGCAGCGGTCGTTGCTTCTAACTTTACATGGGTTGGCGCTGGTGCCGGCGCAGATGACGGTGCAACACCTAGAAATGCCAAGAACGGCGGAACAGCATTAGGTTTTGGTAGCGGAGGTGGCGGTGCAGGTTGGTACGGAGGTAATGGCGGTACTGGTCTATATGGTGGTGGCGGTGGCGGAGCCTCCGGTTATTCTGCTGTACAAACTGGTGGACGTGGTGGCCAAGGTGCTGTTGTTTGCCAATTTGTTGGCGGAACAACTCAATATATTGTATTAACTAGCGGCACAGCATTTACTGTTCCTACAGGAACCACAGCAGTAAGAATTTGGGCTGTTGGTGCAGGCGGTGGTGGCGCAGGTTCACCTTCACAGGACGGAACATCCGGCGGCGGTGGTGGTGCAGGTGGTATATCGTTTAGAACCTGGACAGGCACCGGATATACAGGAAGTGCAAACGTAGAGGTTTCTTCAGCCACTCCAGGAACACAAATATCATACAGAGTTGATGTTAGATATAAAGATAACTTAGACGCAATATCTGCGGTAAGATCTAGAACCTTTACTCAGCAAGTGCCAGGTAGTCAATCGATATCTGTTGGTAGAATATACACAACTCCTGAAACAATATATTGGGGAGAAACTCCAAGAATCTTCGTTGAGTTAACTAGACCTTCAGCGGCAGCAGTCCCGGTTGAAATTAGATATGTATACTCGGGCGCGATCGCAGCAGCCATTGGTCAAACCGGAATAGTGAACACCTTTAACATAAATGTTCCTGCTGGTCAAACAATAGCATCAGTTTTAGGAACTGTTTATCAGAATAATTTACCAGCTGGTGGCTTAATAGGAACTGCGTTTATTAATAATATTCCGCAGTCAAATAATAATCTATCTTTCTTAACCTATGCAGGCCAGGGAAGAAATATTACAGTATCTTCAGTTACTGGAGTTCCGCAGCAAGTTTATTGGGGTCAAACTCCTTCACTGAGAGTGAATTTAAATACTCCATCATTAACACCTGTGGTCGTTGAACTGAGATTTGACTGGACTGGTGATATAACTAACATATATGGTACTGACAGTAACACTACATTATCAGTGACCATTCCAGCTAATCAGAGTTTTGGAACAGTAGCATTGCCGATTTATCTCACTGGATATCCGTCGGGAGCTATAGTTGGTGCTGCATACATAAACGGTGTTGCTCAAACTGCTGAAATCGAATTCTTAAGATATATGGGCCGAGCGCCATAAGTACTGTAGCAGATTTAAAAAGATAAAAAATGGCGATACCAGTAACTAATGCTGTAGTTCGAATAGCAGACTATAATGATTTAAGAACCCAGGTAGCTAATATTTTAGGTACTGGTGCAGGCACGTCTGGTTACGGACAGATTATGAGATCCATCCAAATTCCTGCCGGAAGATTAGTATCTGTTCAAGATTGGGAAAACTTAAAATTTGATATTTTAAGCATACTTCTGCATCAAGATGGTGTAACTCCTAATTTAATCAGTCTTCAGGAAGGTAGAGTGATTAGTGCTGCTTCTACAGAAGTTCCAACAGTGTATACCAATGCAGCAGCAAATATCGGAACCAATAAATTTAATATTGCCAACGGACAGTTCGTTACAGAAACTAGAGGTTCAATTTCTAGAACGTGGGATTCAACAACTTCTCCAACAACTTGGCGTGTTAGTTGTACTGCAACAGTAACAGTGACTTTTGCATCAACAGATGCAGCAAGATATTTTTTCAATGCAGGCGGCAAAATTAGATTTTCCAGTGAAAGATCCGGCGGAGTTTCTACATCACAGAATACTTCTTGGACTAGCCTATTAAACACTGTAGGCACACAGTCCTTTGGTTCAACTGCACCCGCGGTAAATTTTTATACTTTAACTAACACAGATCAATTCTGGTATACTGCTTCAGCAAGCTCTCCTTATTCTACCAATAGATTCCGTTTAGCTGCTCGTTGTGATATTACCAATAACGTTAACGGTGGAGCAAGGATACTAACTTTTACTGCAACTTGGGAAGATAGATATAATGATCCAGGCCCACCGCAGCCGGGCGATGCAGTTGACGGAAAATTAGAATTGTTTGTTAGCCAAATTAGGCCAAGCGGTGTTCTATACCCAGATTTAATTCCGTCTAGCTTCTTTATAGACTCTCCTTTATACACCCTAGGCCAGATAACCGGTTCATAAATTTTTCTCCACAAGCGATCAGTTTATAAATAAACTGCGTATATAATGGAGAGATTAAATTGGACGAAAAACTCAAATCCGCCCTGGCATTTTCAAACTACCGACAAACCCTAGCTACACAGAGACGTCTTCTAAAAGAAAAATTAGAAGCTCGCTTAACCTACGGATTCAACGGCGGCATTTTTAAAATAGATCAGAATCTATTAACATTTGTAGATTTTTTTATTAAAAACGGTCGAACAGAATCTATTCCCTTAATTGATACTAACGGAAATCCTATTATGATCCACGACCTTGAAAAATTCAAGGACGAGATCTTTGACAGATACTTTTCAGCTACTAACGAGTATATTGATTCGTTTGAAAAATTAAAAAAATCAAGAACCATTGAAAAGTTATTAGATCTATGAAAAAAGGCGTTCTAATATTTGCTCATAACAGCAGAGAAGTAGATTATTCGGTATTGGCTTTAATATCGGGAAGTCTTGCAAAAAAACATCTCAAAGTTCCTGTGTCAGTAGTAACAGATCAGTCAACTATGTCATGGATTAAAGAATCCGGTAATGAAGAAAAATTCAAAGATGTTTTTGAAAATATTATTTTAGTTGAAAGACCAGACACTGCTAACGTTCGTAGACTTAACGATGGTGGCGAATCTAAAATGGTTCCCTTTATTAATTCCAGTCGAACTGTGGCCTATGATGTTTCTCCTTATGATCGAACATTGCTGATCGACAGCGATTTTTTAATCTTTTCCGATCAACTTTCAAATTATTGGGATCTCGATTACGATGTAATGATATCGAAATCTATAGATGACATACAAGGAGATAGGATAGGCCATTTAGATATTTCAGTATCAGAAACAGGAACACATCTATATTGGGCTACATGTGTTATGTTTTCAAAATCCGATTACGCAAAAACGTTTTTCGATCTAACAAGTCACATCCAAGAAAATTATAGACACTACGGAGAAATTTTTAAATTCTCCACAGAACAGTATAGAAATGATATCTCTTTCAGCGTTGCCAAACACATTATGGATGGATTTGAAACAGACACATCGTCAGCATTACCGCCCTTATTAACTACTATAGATAGAGATGTGCTAATAGATGTTAAGGATAATAAATTAGTATTCCTTATTCACAAACAGCAAGAATGGAATGCTTTTTATCCAGCAGTGATTGATGGAAGGGATGTTCATATAATGAACAAACAAAGTATAGTTAGAAATAAAGATCTACTGTTGGAGTTAGTATGACTTTTGGTTATCTATTGATTATTTCAGAACATGCATCTAGAGACTATCTTAAGATGGCCTATGCTCTAGCACTGAGTATAAAAAACACACAAAAGGAAGGATTTGATAAGGTAGCACTAGTTACTGACAATGTCGATCGTGTAAAAAAATTAAAAAGTCCTTGGGTGTTTGACGAAGTAATACATTGGGATAAAGAAACATATTGGGATGGAAGATCTTGGATGGACAAATTAAGTCCTTGGGATCACACAATTTGTTTAGATGTAGACATGCTATTTCTAAGAGATTGCAGTCACTGGGCTGAGTACTTTATTAAGAACAGCGAAGTGTATGTGGCAAACAAATCCTATACAATCAGCGACAAAGTAGTAACCAAAGATTTTTATAGACAGACATTTACTAAAAATCAATTACCTAATTTGTATTCTTTTTATACCTATTTCAAGAAAGACAGTGAATTAGCAGATGAATTTTTTACACTTGGTCGTTATGTTATAAAAAATAATTTAGAATTTAAGAATACGTTTTTATCTGAATTCATTCCTAATGAAGTAGGAACAGATGAAGCGTTTGCGCTCAGTGCTAAAATTTTAGATATACAAGATCAGATTGCATATCCTTTAGACTTTCCTAAAGTAGTTCATATGAAACCAATGGTACAGGACTGGCCCTGGCCTGCAAATAAAGTAACAGATCATGCAGGATTTTATCTAAACAATAAAGGGCAATTAAAAATAGGAAATCAGCAACAGTACAGTATTATTCATTATGTAGAAAAAGATATAATGACAGATGAATTAATTTCAACTCTAGAGAAAATAGCATGGAAGAAATAACTTACGACTTCTCTGATTTTGCAGACAAGTTTGATTTAAAGAAAATTGAATATTATGCCCTATATGATTCTAATACATTAACAGTTAAAGGCATATATCCGTCACATGCGTTGGAAGATAGAACAGATGCTATCGCGATTGATCACGAATTAGCCGACAGGATTAACAGCGGACATACCAATATGTCCAAATGTAAAGTTAATCTATATAATAGAACCATAGAAGTAATTGAAGACAATTCAGAAATTTCTATCGACACTGTATTACACAGAATCATAGAGAAAAAATGGAACACTAAAAAAACCAAAAACGATATCTTGATTATCTATGACTCTAAAACAAAGATTTTGAAATTTAAAATACATCAAAAATATTTTAGTGATGTTACCTGGCCTAAAAATCTAGAATTAAAATTTATAATCACAGGATACAACGACCCGCATATCCTATACAAAACTATTTCTTTTACGTTAGGTGCTATATTAGAAAAAAAGACCATAGAGGCCAAAGTAGACATTGATGGGGAATTTAGTATTTTTTCAAAACGAGTTTTCCCAAATTATCAGTTGGAGATATTATGAGAGTAATTGAATTTGACATTATTTTTCTTAGCTATGACGAACCGAATGCAGATTTGCATTATGCAGATTTATGTAACAAGGTGCCTTGGGCCAAACGTGTTCACGGAGTGAAAGGCAGTGATGCAGCACATAAAGCTGCTGCCGAAGCATCTGAAACAGAATGGTTCATTACTGTGGATGCTGATAATATTGTCGATCCTGAATTCTTCAATTTTAATCTCGATATGTCTGATCCAAAGATTCGTGTATACGGCTGGTGTGGTCGTAACGTGATCAATGGACTGCGTTATGGTAATGGTGGTTTAAAGATCTGGAATAAAGAGTTTGTATTAAACATGAAAACTCACGAAGCATCAGAAAGCGACCGAGCACAGGTAGATTTTTGTTGGGAAGATGGTTATAGAAATTTTCCCATGAGTTTTAGCGACAGTGTTATTACGGGATCCCCGTTCCAAGCATGGCGAGCAGGATTCCGTGAAGGTGTTAAAATGACCTTGCTCGACGGAATCAAAGTTCCTGCACAGGAAATACAAAAAAGAATATGGTGGCACAATCTACATAGATTAAAAATGTGGGCCACAGTGGGAAGTCATGAAGATAACGGACTTTATGCTATCTACGGTGCAAGACTAGGAACATGGATGACTAACTGCACAGACTGGAATTACATTGAAGTTAGAGATTTTGAAATACTAAGAGGCATATGGAATCAATACGGCAAACCCTATGAAGAAGCAAATGGAGAAGGGTTGGTAGAAGAAATCGAGTCGTTGGGTGAAAAAATCAAATTGAATCTAGGATTCAATTGGCCCTACCTAGATCCAAATAAGAGCAAATATACATTAGACTTATACAATGAAACAATAGAATTGTGTAAAACTTATTTTAGAATGCCAGAACATGTATGATATTCTTTATGCCAGTCGAGATAAAATCTTAGAACAAGACTGGATCAATTTTAAATCAAGATTTCCTCGAGCTATACGTTGTGATAACGTAGAAACTTTCGACGATCTAAAATCTAAAAGTTTTACAAAGTTTTTCTGGATTGTTTGGGACGACTTAGAAATCGTAGATGATTTTAAATTTGATTATACTATTCCTGAATGGGATAGAATGTACACACATCTTTTCTTAAACGGAGATGAGTACAATGGCGTTGTACTAATTTCTAAAGACATTGAAGTTAGTAAAAAAGAAATTGAATTTAGATTTTTTATGAATTTTAAATCGATAGAAACTCTTGCTAGTCGATTTAAAAAATATGATATCATTGGTATAGGTAATATCGATGAAAATCTGAAGAATAAATTTCCTCATACAAAGATGTTGCCAGTAACCGCAACATTAGAAGAAATCAAAAATGCATCTTCCACTAGAATGTTTTGGATTGTATGGTACGATGTTATTATCGATAAGAATTTTGATTTCTCTTATAGAGCAGCTACATACGCTGACACTAAACAAATACATGCCTTTAAGAACGGAAACTATTATGACGGGATATGTTTGTTTCCAAAAGATGTAGAAATGTCTCAACGTGAATTTGCTTATAAATTCTTTGCTAATAAAAAAGAAACAGGAATACAAGCATCTTTACCAAAGCCCTACGATATTGTATTCATTAGTTATAATGAACCAAATGCTGACGAAAATTACAAATTGCTCTGTGAAAAATTTCCTAGAGCTAAAAGAGTTGATAAAGTTAAGGGCATACATCAAGCACACATTGAGGCAGCAAAACTATCAACTACGGATGTGTTTTGGGTAGTTGACGCCGATGCTATCGTTGTTGATGGATTTAATTTTGATCACATAGTTTCTACTTACGATAAAGAAACCGTTCATGTGTGGAGAAGCCGAAATCCTATTAATGATCTAGAGTACGGTTATGGCGGTGTTAAGCTATTACCTAAAAAACTCACATTGAATATGGATATAACTAAACCAGATATGACTACTAGTATTTCTAAACAGTTCAATGCTGTTTCGATAGTGTCAAATATTACTGCATTTAATACTGATCCTTTTTCTACATGGAAGTCTGCCTTTCGAGAGTGTGTAAAATTAGCCAGCGGTATTATAGTTAGAAATAAAGAAAAAGAAACTTTAGAAAGATTAGAGACGTGGTGTACTGTAGGCAATGATAGAGAGTTTGGAATATACGCCATTGCAGGTGCTAATGCTGGTAAATTGTACGGAGAGTCTAATAAGGATAATCCTACAATGTTAAATAATATCAATGATTTCGATTGGTTAAAACAAGAATTTGAAAAGGAATTCCCACAGTGATGGAACAACACAGAGTAGTACTATATAAGAAAGTCAAAGAAGAATTGGATCAACACGGTCCGGGAATGTGCCTAGCTAAATGGAGTCAGACAACTATACATTTGGGAACAGGTCATACACATAGCTGCCATCATCCCGGGACTCATAAAATTCCTGTAGAAGAAATTCTTATAGATGCAAGTGCATTACATAATACCAGTTATAAAAAAGAAAAGCGTAAAGAGATGATGAGCGGCTTTAGGCCGTCAGAATGTCAATATTGCTGGAATGTTGAAGATAATGCTGATCGCGGAAACAATGAATTTTACAGCGACAGGGTTTATAAAAGTGCCGAGTCTTGGTCGCGAGTTCTTAAGAATAAAATTGAAGAACAAGGTTGGGGGAAAAATATTAATCCCAGCTATTTAGAAATTAGTTTCAATACAACTTGTAATTTTAAGTGTAGCTATTGTAGTCCTGATGTTAGTTCCAAGTGGATGGAGGAGATTGTCGCATCTGGTCCTTATCCTACATCTACCTACTATAATAATATCGAAGGAGTTAAGGCCTTTGATAAAATGCCTATACCTGAGCGTGAAGATAATCCGTATGTGGATGCTTTCTGGCGTTGGTGGCCAGATCTTTACCCAGAACTGCACACTTTTAGAATCACAGGCGGGGAACCGTTATTAACTAAACATACTTTTAGAGTTCTTGATTATATTATCGAAAATCCTAATCCTAAGTTAGAATTAGCGATCAATTCAAATTTGGTTATTCCTAATTCTTTATTTCAAGAATTTATTCAAAAAATTAAAATAATTCTTAGTAAAAGATCGGTAAAAGGTGTTTCTCTGTTTACCAGTTGTGAAGCCTATGGTTCTCAAGCTGAGTATATTAGATATGGCATGGATTATAAAAAATGGATCGATAACTTGTATGAATTTACTAGAGAATGTCCTGATGCACTGATAGGTCTCATGTGTACCTATAATGCTCTTTCGGTAACAACATTTGAAAAATTCTTAGAAGATATGCTAGAGCTTAAAAAATTTAGAAGAGAGCTAGGTATTCCTCATTATAAATTTATAATAGATATTCCGTATCTTAGAAATCCTGCACATCAGAATATTAAAATTTTAACTCCTGAATTTTTACCCTATATCGACTCCCAGATAAAATTTATGGAAAATAATCTTATTGATTATTCATCGAGAGAGTTATTAGGATTTGAGCAGGCAGAATATGAAAAAATGAAAAGAATACATTCATTGTTTAAATATTATATGGAAAATCCAGAAGATGTTACTAGGGATCGAAAAGATTTTGTTGTCTTTGTTAATGAACACGATAAAAGAAGAGACACTAATTTTTTAAAAACTTTTCCAGAATTTAAGGATTTTTACGATTTCTGTTCTATGCTATGAAAGTTGAAAATATTGATCAAATATATGCGCCTAACATAGGCCTTGAAAATTTAGGAAGACTGAACCAATTTGTTCACGGCGAGTTGCTCAATAATAACAGTGTTGGTAAACCTTTTGAAATTATAGAATTTCCATACTTAAAGGAACCGGGGGCAATAAAAGATTCGTGGTCTTATAAAATTAACTCTCACGGTTTTAGAGGAAAGGAATGGAAATTTAAAAAAGGATTTATACCTTTTTTTGGCTGTAGTTATACCTTTGGAATAGGCGTTGAAAAAAACATAACTACCTTGTTTGAAGAGAAGACAGGAAGAAAATGTATCAATCTCGGAATTCCCGGATCGTCATTGCCTTTCGTTTTAAAATCATTTCATATATTCAATACTATACAACCTAGTAGATGTGCTGTAATCACATTACCGGCTTTAGACAGGATGGTAAATCCTAAAAGAAGTAAACACGGAGAATGGGAATACTATAATATTCTTCCCAACATGGCAAATACAAGATCGGACTATGAAAAGATATATCGAGTATTAGGTTCGGACTATTTTGTTTCAGCAGCATTAGATTACATAGCTTGGGCTAAAACAACTGCAAAACTAACCAACACTATATTATATTGGTCTTCGTGGCATGACAGTACTATGTCTTTGATTAATTCATGTATAAATCGAGAGAATATTTTTTACTACGATTATAATAATAATCAAATAGATTTAGGAAGGGACAACGGACACTGGGGTCCGAAGAGCACAGAACGCTGGGCTGATAATTTAATTAAATTTTTGGAAGAAAGAAACGAATTATAGAATTTTAGAACTAGATTCGGATACGTCTTTTTTAAGACGAGATATATCAAATCTAAAATCTATCTTTGTAATATCTTCTCGATATTCGTGAAATGTCTCAACTAATCGATCTGATACGATCTGAGCGTGGCTGTCAGCCAATTGTTCCTTTACATCAATTTCCCATACTCTGCCATTCTTAAATTCTAACCTGACGAACTCTATGTAATACACCGGAATAGTGTTTACATAGAGGTCTTCAAAAATTTCAGGCCATTCTTTTACGAAATGGTTAGGTAATTTATATAAAGGCTTAGGCATCGGTAGTTTCTTTAGCCTTTGCGGTCTTCTTCTGCGGCGGATCAATTTCATCTGCCTGTTTACGCAATTTAGCAGCTTCTTTATACATAGCGTCTGCTTGGCTTCTATAACTACGTGCAAGATCCTTATCAGTTAATACAGCTGGCTCATTTGTAGTACTGGAAGTTTCTACAGTTTGAACTTCGGCTACGGTTTGAACTTCTGCTGTTTTGTCTGGAGCACCAGTAACAAAATAAGCTAACTCATCTACAGCACAGTTACGCTGTTCTGCAATTAGAACATTTAACTGATCTAAACGAATTGAATCATTTGTTGTAGGAGTCATAGTAACATGGTCAGTGGAGACCTTATGTAACCATCCGCCTACCTGTAGAGTTCTTAACATAGGTTTTCCGTCTGGGAACATTCTAATATGTAAAAGTTCTCCAAATTCAAATGTATCCTGTGCTTGGTCGCCTTCTACTAGCGCCATAATTGCATCGTGATAAGAATCTGGTAGATTTGAAGCCGCAACTACTAGAGCCTTGTCTGATTCTCCGGGCAAAGTTCTGAAAGCCACTAAAACTTTTGCTCCGGTGTTATCGATTCTTCCAATGTGTTTTAGGGTTCTCATATTATTGTCCTTCTTTTTTAGTAACAGATTCTAAAAATGTGTTTAGCTTGTTAAAGGTTTTACCTACAGCTTCTAATTCGTTGGCTTTGAATGCGCCTCGTTGACTAGCAACTTCGATAATACTTTTTAAAGAAACAAGGTCGCTGATGTTTAAATCAGTTTGTTGTTGTTCTGCCTGTGGTGGCGCAGAAGATGCGACTGGCTGATCTTTAATTTCCTCGGTCATTATGTTCTCCTTATAAATGGACATGCGAGCATGAAAAATGTTAATTCTTTTTGATTTTCAAATCCTACAACCACTGAAACTTTTAACTTATTATCTTGGTCTACCATTGGTAGTTTATTAATGGCGAACCTTCCTTTTAATTTATTAAAAATCCAATTTTCCAATTGAGAATCGAAATAGTCTGTTTCGCTAACTTTCAATTTTGAAAAATGCGAAGGCATATAACTTAATTTTCGTTTCTTCAGAACGTCTAAAGGATTGATATCAAACATCGTGAAATATTTATGTGGGTAGTTTATGATAGGGAAGAATCTTGGCTTAGTCTTTTGGCCAATGCTTTGCCGTAGCCCATTTTTCTTATATCTCCTGAAAAGAGATATAATTCAAATGCTGCTTTTTCTTTTAATACGACTATGTATTTTTTAGTTAGATAAAATGGAGAATCTATAAATTTATCTAACCAAACTAATATCTGTGGGGTGATTTTAAATTCGTCGGGGAGATTAATTTTGTAGGTTTTTATATCAGCTTCTTCTACAAGTTTAATTCCGTGATCAGTTAGTCTTAATCCGCCTTCTGTTTTTTCGCGAACATTGTGCCAAATTAGACTACGCATCTTTTTTATGGTATCTTGGTCAACGGCTTCGTTTTTTGATTTTAGGATTACCGTTGTGTAGGTATCCTTGATGTCCATTTTTAAACGACCCTTTCACCGTTTGTTAATTTATAAACTTCGAAATCGTTACACTTAAACAGTCTATTCAGTTTCTTGGCTAGATTATGGGCATGGCCCGGATTTGAAAAACTGACCTTCTTATATTTTGGGCCAGGATAGCTAGCCAGCAGACTCCCGCTTTTCAAATTGAAAGGTTGTTTTTTATAAAATACAGCCCATATCGCTTCACTTTCAAGAACTTGATCTAATTTATAGTTCTCTTTGTTAGCATGTTCAAGTATCACTTTAGGTTTTGGTCTACTCATCTATACGTGTTTCCTAATTAACCACGTATATATTTATACCTATTAGAAACTTCCGCCGTCGAACTTAACGTCAATTTTTTCAGCGTTGTTCTGTATACTAGCCAGCATTTGATGGATTTCTTGAACAGTAGACGATAATCTTGAAGTTAGTATAGCCATTTCTAGTGTAAGATCTCTAGCTTCTTGTATGGTTATCCTAATTTCCTTCTGTTGACTTCTTTCTGCCATAGATATACGTTGTATTAACTTTTGTATAGTTGGCATTGTTATTGGAAGTTCATTTTGAGACATTTGATAGCACCTGTTTCATTTCTAACTCTGTTTTAAAAGGTCCTCGGTATTCGTATCTTTGTAACGTGATCAATTTTGGACAAAAGCTCTTGACCCAACCCTTGTCGAATCGAATAACATAGTAACCGGCACAGTACAGACTTTTTGAATCACCACTTTTTGTAAACAACGGAAGTTTACGTTTGATATCGAACATAGCATTGTGAGGTTCGGTACTGGTAGAATATCCGTGAATCTCATTTGGTTGAGCGTCATTGCTTTCTTTTAAAATTTTAGCTACGAAGAACTCTTTACCGAATTGTCGAGTAAGGCTTTCTTTGGTATCGTAAATCTTAATTCCTAATTCATTGCTCATAACAAATCTGTTATCTTCATCTTTTCTTAGCGTAGCGAACTTCTCGCCATCTTTCTCGACGATCCAGAATTTATTATCGATGATTGGTTTAGCATGTATTTCTGTCATAGTGTGTACCTCGCATTTAATGGTTCGGCATACGATTGTGCCTGCTCCGAAATCTTTTTCAGATCGTAAAGGTTGCAGAACTTCATAAGACGAATGCCAACTTGGCTGATATTTTTATTAGCTTCAGTCGCTTGAGAAATCGTAGTAAAGATTATCTCTTTGATGTGTTCTGGTTGATAACTTAGATCAATAAGTCTACGATTACGTTCATAATCTTCTAACACTCGATGTTCTTTGCCTTCGTGATCAGTCCATCTCTGAAGCATGAGATTGTTCCACGCAAATCCTTTGCTTTTACGATCTTCGAACGCTTCAGTAAGACCCACTTTCTTGCTTGAGCCTTTAGTACGAACACCTGGATACGCTGAGAAGACATTATCACTGGTATCACCACGCATACATTTCTCAAATAAGAGCCATTCTGGATCGGGCGCAGCCTTAGGTTCTTTTGTCTTTTTATCGATGATTGATTTACCCTTGTCATCGAAATATCCTTCATGCGTGATAGTACATTCCATTACACCATTGTATTGTTTTACATTGGGTGCGATAAGTTGTACGAAGTCTGTGTCTGTACTGATAATAACATGGTTATCATTTGGATGTGCTTGAATAAAACCTGCAATAAGATCGTCTGCTTCTAATTGCGGATTTTGTAAAACTGTACAATTAGTTTTATCTTTAATGAAATCTTTAAAAGTATCGAAAGCTTCCCAGAATACTTTTTCTTCTTCTTGCTCTCTTTCGTTGTGAGCAGCACGAGCATCGGATCGATTGCGTTTGTAAGGCTCGTAATAGTCCTTGCGCCACGAGCGTCCTTCTAAGCAGAAGATAACATGGCTACCGTTAAACTGTTGCCATGCTTTGCGAATAGAGTTAAGAGTAATATGAAAAGCCATGCCCAACTTAATGTCAGCATCGCCGTTAATAACATGTCTAGCACGGAAGAATGTGTTAGCAGTATCAACTAAAATATATGTCATTGTTTTAACTTTTCTTTTAAATTACCAGATTCAACTGGACCACCGTAATCACCGTCAACGACTACGTTTGCACAAAGTTCACGGAACCAGCGGTCGACTATTTCTTCATCTTTATCGCCGTCTGCACCATAACCCTCTTGCTTTAATTTTAACACAAAATGCTCGTTCCAGTCAAGCTCGAAGAATCCATTTCGAATGTTATCTTGATTAACGTGTGTGTTCAACACACCAACCCACGGTTCTTTTTTTCTTGTTGCTCTTTCTTTTGGACTTAGTTTAGCCAGTTCTTCTTGTTCTTGAGCTACCTTCTGTGATTTCTCTGCTTCTTCTAAACGTTGATTGGCTTCTGCTAGATCTTTTTCGGCTTTCTGTATCGATTCTTCTAGCTTATCTAAGCCCATTAATTTTTTAATAAATTTTTGCATTAAGTTCCCCACTCATTTTTAAATAACGGCACTTGTAGTCTATCACTGTAACGTAAGCCATTTTTCATCGCTAATTCTGCAACACGACGATTGTTTAGTGTATAAACACTTTCAACTCCGCCTACAGGCATAAGATAACAAGGACCACTGAATCCTTCCGCACGATAAATGTCTAATGTCTCCAATGCTTCTTCTGCATCTTCTTCTGTGGCTATAACAAATTTAAGATATGTATATCCAACATCTTCATAATCACAGACAACATCAGGTCTGATAGCTTCGTGACGTTCTTCTCCAGAACAGCTTAACTTAGCACTGACACTGAAAGTCAAACGATGATATCCTCGTTCTTCCATGCCCCATGCTCTAAGATAATCTTTAAATTCTTTAGTTAATTTTTGAGTACCATTAGTTTCAAAAGTGATCTCTTTAAGGCTCTGCATCTTAGGATGATCTAGCAGTTCGGAGTAAGCACGTTGCCACCCAAGCAGCGGTTCTCCTCCTGTGATGACCAAGTGCTCCTCTCGCCACTCGTTGAATGGTAGAATTTCGCAGATTCTTTCTGCGATGGCGTCGCTAGTAAGCATTGGGCTAAGATCCTTAAAGCGAGGATCCCAGCTAGCATAACTATCACAACCAGTAGAAACCAATGGAAGTTCTTCATACTTCTTAAACTCTCCAATCCTAGAAGCAATAGCTTCGACTTCTGAACTATGTTCTCCTTTGGGCATACCAAAGCCAGCACATTTAAAGTTACAGCCAAATGTGCGTAAGAAAACAGAAGGTACGCCCATGTAGCGTCCTTCACCTTGTACACTATAAAATAGTTCTGCGATTTTTATTTTACTCATTCTTTATTATACCTTTATTGATGAAAGTTGTCAAGTCTTCTTTGATAATATTATATGTTCCATCTTTATTATCAATCCAATGAAGACAATCGCCTTCTTTCCATCCTGCCTCTTTTAACAAATCTTCTGGAAGATTTAATATGCCATCACCTGTACTAGGATCTTCATCGACGTTAAGAATCCAAGATTTTGTCATATGAATACTTTCTTTTTTGATTCTTCCTGATCTGTTTTCCATTGCTCGTATCTGAGTTTACGACACTCGTCTCTTACCTCGGTGGGAATATCGGGATGCCATTCTGCCATTCCGCAGTCATAGACTCTTACAGGCTTTTTAAATTCTGCAAATGCCAAAATGAATATGACAAATAAAATCATTACAACAAAAAGAAATGTGTCTTTCATAGTTCTTCGCTGATCATGATTTTACACAAAAGAGCTTCTTTTTCGTTCCGAAAGAAAAACTTCATTTCGTCAGCACCAACTTCGGTGGTATACCGATCTCCGGGAAGACCAAAATGTTCAACGATCTGAGCACAAGTCTCATTCCACCATTGATTACTTTGGCTTTTCCACGGAACTCGTATTTCAGTCATTATTTAGATCTTCCTGTGGTGCATGAATCGGACCATAGTTCTTGTGCCTGTTGTTGATATTCTTTTAGCTCTTGGTCGGCTCGTAGTTGATCTTCCATCCAAAGCATTTTTTGATGTTGATACAATTCTTCAGTGAGACCGTGCCAGCCGATACATTTGCCAGTTGGACTACGACCACATCCGCAGGCTACTCCACCTTCTTTGATTTGATCTGCTCTAACTTGCATGATTTATTCCTTGAAATATTTTTCCATTACTTCTAGTTTGTCCATGTACTCGGCAATTTGAGCGACTTCTTTTTCAATAGCATCCATGAGGTCTGTATGATCATGTATAGCCATTGGATTGTTTAACATGATGTCTACATTCGTTTTATGCTTACGAATGTGTGCTTCAAAATGCTGCTTCAGTGTTCCGATAATTTCTTTTCTCATTTTGATTTCCTATAATTTCCCTTTTCCGGTATAACATGACGTACACCACCTGTAGGGTCTTCCATATCTCCTGTGCGTCTAGGGATAAGATGCACATGAGGCCAACCTACAGTTTGTCCAGCAGACTTACCGTAGTTAAATCCAATATTAAATCCATCGCACTCTCCGGCTTCGACCATTCTCATGCCGTCTCTAACAGCATCCTCAAATGCATCTATTAGAACGTGCAAAGTGTTATATTTAGGCACAAATAGCATATGGCCTTCTGTAACAGGATATTTGTCTCTAAATACTTTTACATGAAAGTCTTCTTCAACTAGACTATCCCAAGGTGCTTGACTGTCTTCTATGAAAGGAGGTTGATCCTTCATCACTTTAAATGTATTATCTTTTTTCATCTTTGATACTCCTTGCGTTCGCCGGGCAAAGAATCTTCTTTGATTGTGAATTCTCTACCCATAAGACTTCCAAAAAATACACGAGTATTTTCTTTATAAACCATACGTAGTTTTACAGTCTGAAAAGCTACTTCTAAAAATGCTCGAGGTTTATAGTTGAGGATATGAGCCTCAACGTCTTTACCGTTATCTGTACAATGAATTTTTACTTTAGCATCGATCACTTTTTACCTCCTCCGATTTTATGATTACGAAAATCGCAGAGTTTATGATAACCCATGGCATAACAGCCACAATGTTTTCCCAGGATCCAGCGGGCTAGTGCTATTCTCAATCTAGTCATTGTGGTTCCTTAAACAGTGGCACACCATCAGTTAAATGACGCACATATTCCAAGTTGGGAAATGTATCTAGTGTGCCACGATGGCGTTGAATCGTCAAGTTACCTTCACGCTCAATAGCATAGAAAAACATTTCTGTAGCACCTTCTTCTATTTGACTTTTAAAATATTCTTTCATTTATGCTCCGTAGTATCCCTGTGCGTGTTCAGAATCTCGTTCGCGTAGGATTCGATCCACTCGCTGAATAGCTTCTTCGCGTTCTTTATCGGTGAGTTCATAGCATCTAGGATTCTTTTTTGGATCACGCATCAGAGGATATCTATTATTGGGATGGGATCTAAAAATCTTTTTTAACATTTTGTCCACCAATCTTCCCAAGGAAAATCTACCCAAACATCGTTCTCTGCTTTGTTGATTTCTTTACCAACATAGTCCATTGGTGCTTCGCATTTACTAGCTAGATTATCGACAACGACTGCGAATCTAACGTTGTTATTCCAAACTTCGTCCCAACTGTCGTCTCCAGGGAAACAGCCACTGCGCCAATCGTTTATAATCCAGTTAAAGGTAGCACCTGTGTCATTTATATCGTCTACGATTAAAATGTTTTTATATGTAGCACCTTGCTCTAAAAGATCATTGGCAGCTTCTAGTATACCAGTTACATCTATAGGATTCTCTATATATCTTTCTCTACTGTTAGGACCAAGTGCATCTTCGGCCATCCATAAGTTACTTTCTGCTTCGTTGCCATCTCTAAGACTTACTCCTAGTGTGTGCATAGGAATATTAAGATACTGACTGATCATGACAGCAGGAATCAACCCTCCACGAGTGATTCCTACGATATAGTCAGGGCGCCAACCGCTGATTAAAATATCTCTACAGATTTTATTAACTAATCCGTTGAGCTCATGCTGATTTATTATGAGCTTGTTCATATCTCTCCTTTAGATATTCTTCGTGTTTAATCCATTTGTTATTAACTAAGAAACCCCAATCACGCTTTTTAGGACCAGGCATGAATAATGTCCAAGCAGTGACACCTTCTTTTAACTCAATGCGATGATAACTAGTAGGTGAACAGATACGGAAATGACCAGGGCCACGCCATTTACGAACCTCGCACGTCTTTCTGCCTGCTGAATCAAATTGTGGGATCCATTCATAATAACCGCCTCGTAAAATTAATGTAGCATAAGGCCACGGATGATCATGAACATCGTCTGGATCACCTTTTAAAAACTTATGTAAAAAAACGTTAAAAGGAAAATTCTCTCTTTCCTTAAGAAAAAGATAATAGCGTTCTAAATATGGCTCGTTACAGGTACGATCCATAACAATACGTTTACGTCCCAAACGTTCAAGCAGTTTCAACAACATTAAAAATCTCCTCAGCGAGATATCGCTTCAGTTCTTTATCAGTAGGATGCACAGTATAGTTCTGTTTGAAAAATATTTCATAACTGTCGCTACCATACTTTCCTATTCCATATAATATTGTAGCATCATTTCCGTCCCAAGTCAAGAAATCCGCAGTCATTTTTTTCAATCTTTTGAACCGAGTGTTATACATTCCTAAAGGCCAAATTACTTCTTTGACTTCATCTTCCATAGCCCACAGAAATTCACCGGGCCCGGGCCAGCGATCTAAAAACAAAGGCAGCACATATTTGACTGCCTTTCTTCCAGTTTGGTTTAACATAATAACAGCGACCATATGCTGCCATGCCCACTCTCGACGATCAGTGGCAGGCAACTGTTGTTGAACCATTAGCTCGTCGAGCAAAGGTGTTATCATGTTTTATCACGTAACCAAGCGTCAACCTGTGCTTCTGCTTCTTCTTGAGTAACAGCATAAGCATAGATCCAATAACAGTCTTCTCGTCCTTTAATATCAAACGGTACAGGACCATTAAACAGTATACCATCTTCTAGCATACGTTTTACTTCAAACTTCTTTAGATTTTTAGCACGATTGATTAGATCGTTAGCCATGTCAACTGAATTCATAATCACCTCGGAGCAAAGTCTTGTTGTAGTTTAATGTTGTCAAAGAACTCTTTCTTTGTTCCTTGATCGTCTTTAAATGCACCTTTTAGTACAGTAGTCTGCGTTAGACTGCTATGTGCCATAATGCCGCGATTCTCACAGCAACCGTGAACTGCTTGAACATAAACGCCTACGTCTTTGGCTCCTGTGGCCTTGGCGATCTCGCGAGCAATATCATTAGCAAGTTCCTCCTGGAGAGTTCCACGTCTTGCGCACCACTGTGCGATGCGTGTGTACTTACTAAGTCCAATGAGCTTGGAAGCCGCAATAATGCCAATATAGGCAACACCACTAACGGGCTGATGATGATGGCTACACATACTGCGAAGCTCACTGCGAACAACCAACATACCTTCGTAACGGTCTTCCGTATCGTTAGGGAATGCTGTGGCGTCTGGTGCTGGGTCATATCTTCCTGCCATTATTTCGTTAAAATACATTTTAGCCAATCGACGAGCAGTGCCGTGACTATTAGGATCGTTTTCTCGATCAATGAGTAATCGATCAAGCACTGTTTCAAATGCTTCTGTTGCTTCGTCGATCAGTTTTGCTTTATCTTCTTCAGTGACATAATCGCTGATATTGTCGCCTGCCCAGAAACGTTTGCCTTCGCGTTTCATTTTAAAGCGAAGAAAGTCACCTAGGTATTTGCCTTCTTGATATCCACCGTCGCCAGCCATTGCATCTAAGGCTGTTTCTTTTTTAACGTATACTGGTTTACCTAAAGGTTCGTATTCGTCTTCTTTGAATGCCCTATCATTTTTTTCATTTAGGATAGGGTCAGGTTTGAATTTTGCTGTCAATTTTATTTCTCCGAGTTATAGTCGTGGATGACATATTATTTTAACATCTCCAATAGATTATTACAACTAAAGAAGTTCTCAGTTAATATATCTACCTGTTTATTTAGGCTTGGTAAGAATTTTTCATAATTTTCCATGTACTGGATAATTTTGTGGCATACTTCTTTTCTATGGACTTCGTAAGATTCAAAACTCTCAGTCCATTCACTAGGATACTTAAATGTATCTAGCGCCATTTCGCTGTAGCTTAAACGATCTGGTACCATAGGTATCGCATCTACTAGAGCACCTTCATACCAACTGATGCCTAGTGTTTCTTGTAGATTGGCACTGAATACAAGTTTAGCTTCGCCTAGCATATTATGATATTCGTTCTTAGTTAACGGATATTCCTGACATACTTTAAATTCGTATTGTGGAAGATGTTTTTTAAGATCTTCAAAAATAGGAAGTTGTTTTTCAGGAGCGATACGATGTGGGAATAAGATAAGATCACGTTTAGGCATGTTCTTATACATCATAAGAGTATCGGGCATATATTCCATGGGCCAGCCACTCTTTACAATTTTGCCTTCGTCTTTGAAATCACGTATAGTATCTTCTAAAGTTTCCCACAACAGTTCATCGCAGAACATATCAATATGAAACTTAGTGGCAAAGTAATTATGATCAAACGCAGCAAAGAATGATTTCTCAGCATGTCTAACCCAAGGCTTATCTCCAACAAGGCGACCTAAGAAGTCTTGAGGATCATATGAACCAGCATGCCACAATCCGTGAGTAATTACTGGAATACCCAGCAACTCGCTCATATACTTTAGGTTTATGATACCAGGGTGCCAAGCATCAGTAAAGATAAAGTGATCATTAGGATTAATTGATCCGGAACAAAACAAGCGACCAATCTGCTCAACCTGACTAGCCTTGTATATATTGGTACCACCAAAATTAAGAAAGGCACCAGGAGTAGTGGCACTAGGAATGTCCGTAGGACCAGAGATAACTTGAACATTGTATCCTCTCTTTCGCAACAAGGCAGGCAAGTGGGTTTTCCACTGCCCTGTATACCTTGTTTCTACTGCCTCAAGATCAACGAGAAAAACTTTGACCATTGCGTCTTCCGTTGTTGTCCCAACGAGGCTTGTTACCTTGATAAGGCCTGCGTGGACGCTTACTTGCTAGGTAAGCCTGATAATTTGCAGAATCTTTACGATAAAGATCCGCAGGGTTGAAATCGCAGAGTTCGAATCTGCAATAGTTGTGGTAGGCTTCGAGGTCCTCCCACACCTTCACGACGTCAGGACGGTTAGTAAAATAATCGTAGTCCTTGTAATTACGTGCCATGATAGCTTTCTTCCTTATAGTTTAGTACTTAATAAATGAACCATTTTCTCCGTCTTCGGAGACCTCAATCCAAACCTCACGGCCTGGATACTTTAGTGCGATGATGTTATATAAGTCTTCTGACATCATCTCACAACTTTTATGATCAAGGCTTAGAACGGCACCTTGACCATTATACAACGATTCGAGCCATCGCTTGAATTGGATGAACTCGATGTCCCTGTCATCGTGCTGCACACTGATCCACACCCTGAAATGAAAGATGTGACGATGAGGGTAACCCAAAAATGATACGTCATATTCGTCTCCTGTAGCTAGATTTGGATCTGTCAGAGCCGCAGGATATTTGTGAATTCCTTCCTTACGGAAAGTGACCCAGATCATTTTGTTAGGTCTTTGATCTTGTCTAATAATCATACTGATAGTAACCCTTCACAGAGTTTTTTGATTTCTTCTCTAGTCATATGAAAGTTATATGTACTAGCGGTAGTGATATCGCCCTCGTCACTGATACATTCTTGAATAATATCTACAGCTAGAAGTCCGGTTGGCGCAATACATTCCCAAGATTCTACACGAACTCTATAAGCAGGTGATTCTTTAATAGTGATATTTTTAATTTTAAGATCTGGATGTTTCATCGTTTCAGTGCCTCCATCATTACGATTTTACCTAATGCATCACCTAGATCTTGTTCTTCAGTGATCACATGTATTGAATTAAGATTACGATCTTTGTGATGATCATAGCTGCGAGTTTCTACAACGTATCCGCCACTGGCTTTATAAATTTGCATACGCATACCATCACTAGCAAGTTTATCTTCTGATACGACAACACTGTCTTGATCATATTCGTCACTGTTGAGCCAATTACGAAAACGTTGTTTTAAACTCAGTTTCATTTTCTGTTCTTTCCTAATTCTGCGAGCAGGTCTAATTGCTTGTTGTTTAGCACTAACAGTAGCATATCCCATTGTACCCATTATTTTATAATCTCATCTTTGCCATATTGATCCCAATCGGTAAACTTATCTCTACCAAGTAGGTCCTGTAGGTTATGGCACCAAACCCCAGGATTAGTTGCATTAAAATCTTTGTCGTCGATCTTAAGTGTAGCGTTATAACCTAGTTGATTAATATAAGGTAATTTTACACTAATCTGCGGAATAAATCTACGCTTTTCGGTAAGACCGCTTTCTAGTAATCCTTCCGTTTCGCGAACATCGAAGTCTAGAGTACACCAGAGATTATATTCACTGTCTAGACAAACATAGATCATGTTCTCCCAAGGACGCCATGTTTCACTATCGTTAACACCATTGGTTTTAAAACTTTGATTAGCACCAAAGTAGATATGTGTTATGTGTTTAGATTGATCAGTATATGATCTAGATTCTTTTACGATATCTAAGATCGTGTAAGGATCGTGAACTCCGACTACAAATAAAGTTTTCATTCCGTAAGCAGGAGTACGCTCAATCTCTACTCCTGTAAAGAATGTAATATCCGTTGCTACACCTGATGTATAATCACGCTTCATTGATCAGAACCTTCCCATTCTTCGCCGGTATCGACATTGGTTAATTGTATTGGACCATAGATCCAATGTTCTGTATCATCATTACTCCAACCATCGCCTTCCATACCTTCGAACCATTCTTCATCCCAAAGTGCTTGAATACGCTCTTGTTCTTCTTCTGGCATATCATCAGGAAATGTCCATTCAACCCAACACCCGTCAGTCATATCTTCCATTTCCCAATCATAATCACCGAACAGCACTTCATACCCATCCGGGTTATCGAGATCGATATCAGGTCTTTCATCACTTTCGCAGGTCCACGTACCCCAACGAAAGCCTTCATCCTTGGTTACTGTGATACCGTCTTTGTGCCAAAACTGACGCTCGACAGCACTCTTTTTGTGTAGATTAGTAATCTTCCAAATAGCCATTACTTTCTCCTAAAGAAGTTTTTGATTGAATTGAGTAAATTTAAATATCGAAAATGATAAGAGGTTAAGAAAGGAGTTCTATGAGGGCAACGTCCTTGGTTCCAATCACATCCAACTCCGCCGTCTTTAATTGTAAGGCCACAGGCTTCGCATTTCATATTTCAAATCCATTGTCTTTAGCATAGCGAGTCACACGTTCTTCTTCGTGTTTATCACAAAGTGTGCGGATCCAACCGCCATTACGCATTTTACCAGGAGCACCACATTCTTCGCAAGTATGAGCCGCCCAACTTTCTGCCATACGTACCATACCTTGAATCTTTTCGTCACCGCCATCGTAATAGAAACGAAGTCCGCCGAACTTTTCTTTGATCTGCACAGCAATTACCTGTTCGACAACAGGGTGTTTCTCGTGATTTTTATTTTGCCAATCGATGTGATGTTGAATGTTGGCACAAAGGCTATCTAAGATCTGATACCAACCGTCGCCACATTCGAAACCCCAACACATTAGAGTTTCTTTCATATCCCCATGTCTGTTCTTAAAGATCAAAGGATACTTTTTACATAGTTGTTCGTCTAGTTCTTGTTTCACCAAGTGTCCACATCAGTGATATCAACGGTAGTATCGATGTCCTTATCGCTATCGTTGAATAGGTTGAATTTAACAACAACGGCAGGACCGATTCCGCTGCTGTGACTTTCTTCGAGAGTGAACCACTCAACTTCTTTAAAGTGAGCGGCCATTTTAGCAAGTTTTTCAATCTGTTTTCTATTTAGAGAAAATTGATTGGGTTGATACTTTTTCTTTTCTTTAGACATGATTTAACTTAGCTGTTTAGATTTAAGTATAGCAATTTGATCTTTTAAATGCAACCTTTGCTTCTTCAAATCTTCCAGTTTTAGGTCTTCAAACAGGCCATTTTTTTCCAAAGTATCGATCTGTTTATCCAAAGCACGATGTGCTTCTTCTAAGTGCTTAATACGATTCTCATACATATAAACTCCTTGCGTTATTCTGCTACTAGTTCATCTAACCGTTCATCCTCACGATCATTTTCCCAATCGTTATTATCATCTTCTACAAACAATCTATTAAACTCGTTGGTAACACCACCACGTAAACGAGCACCTTCTAAATTCTTTAAGAAGAAGTCTGCTTCTTTGATCATAGCAAATGCTTCATCTTTGGTCTTGCAATCAAATAGTTCTTCAACAAATCCTGCAAAATAAAGAATGTTACGAGGAACCCACTCTGAGTATTCGTGCATATTGATTTCTTTACTGCTAGGCTTAGTATAAGATTTCCAATTAGGACGATGCTTGGCTAATTCGATATCCATCAAGTTGCAGGCACGTTGAACAGCACGGATATGACATTCAACATTATGCCCCATCATTAGTGCATACGCAAAGCTATCCCACGATGTTTTACCTTCTTTGCCAATCTTATTCAACATTCCTGGTGCATAGTGGCAAATATCTGCGATCGTAAGTCTGCGACCGAAATCGCTTTCGAAAGGAAAAGGTATATCGTGCCGTCCGGCAAGACCCTTATTGTCCGGGGCTTTATCCATGATAACACTGAATCGCTTATTGGTATGCTGGGCGTTAGTATATACCAATCCGTGAGCTGTTGCGATGAAAGGTGATGCGCAGTCAAAGGAAATTGTGAAGTTTTCATTTACGTGCTTTCTAATTTGACGTTGGATCAACGTTAGATAACAGGCCCAGTCTAGCTGTGCAGTACCCAAGAAGTGCATCCAATCTTTGCCTTCTAATAGTCCATCAAACTTTAATGTAACCAGTCTGCGTAGAGTAATAGGCATCTTACACATGTTAGCGCCACCCATGGCCCAACCTTCTGCTGCCTTATCTCCCCATACCGCAGTATCTGAGAATTCTTTAACACCTTGATACCATTTTTCTGCTGTCTCCCAGTCTGATCCTTGGAGAACATTTAAAAATTTAGTATTGCCTAAACGATTTTCTAAGAAATACTTGTTATTGAACTTAGTTTTATCCAAGCAGTCGTCAAATGTTTTTAATCCTGTTTTAGGACTATGAATATGATCGCAAGCCCAGGTTGGAACGTCTAGCATCATGGACCAATCTGCAGTAAGTTCTAACCACTCTAAAATACTTTGACGAGTTTTATCAGCAGCAGGGCCTTCAAAGTTCAACCAATCAAATTTAAGAACACCTTTACCAATCTGGTATCCACCGGAGTCACCTAGGATCATAGTCTTGCTACGATCACGCTGTTGTATCATTGATTCTTGATCGATACTTTTTTGTAGATCTAATTGTGCATGTCCTGCTGAATACAAGCCGTACTTGTAATAAAAGTAGCCCTGTTCAGGATTTAGAAAGTTCATGCCTTCGATGCCGCGATCAAAACCTGCAGGAACTCGTTCATCTGCGATAAACTTTTCTAATCTTTGTTTTGCAATGTATGTACTATAGAAACTACTGATCGCAGGCAAATAGACTGCGTAGTCTTTTTGTAATGGTGTTAGGTCAACTGGTTGTTTGCTCATATTCTCTCGCTAGTTTAGCAGTAATATCTAACTGCTGTTTTGCCTTTTCTAAATTGTTCAATGCTATTTTAACAGCCTCGTTATCTTTTGCCAAGGATTCCCAAGCCAATTCTTCGCTTCGTTTTTCTTTTGCCCAATCGAGTAAAGATTCTGCATCCGGAGTTAGTCCGACGCTAGCATAACTCATATTGAGCATAACCCAATTGCTACCGTCAAATACTTCCATGTTCTGCGTAGAAGTATTGAATCGCATATTGCCAACACCTTGTTGTCCTGAATAAGAATTCACATAGGTGCTGGCATTACCGTTAGATACTGTCGTATAACGACCGGATTGTGTAATGCCTTTGATCATTAAGCTGCCTGTGCTGGAA